GTAATGTTCTGTGAATTGTGGTTCTAGATAACTTGGTATCTTTCTCAATAGTTGAATGCCTTAATCCAGCTCTATAATCGTTAGATTTCCAACAATATTTCATTAAAGATAGATAAACAGATAGACAATTAGCCTTTTTAGACCCCCCAACCTTATCTAAATGGTGGTAAAGCACATAAGTAAGCTGTAAAAATCCCCTAGTCTTGTTCATTACATACTTTTCTATGGTTCTCTTGGAGGTCTAGCAAGATAGATAGCCATTGGTTCTCGTTCATAACCTCAAACTCTGTCTGAGAGCCTGTTATACGCTTGATCCTAAAAGTTAGGGTGTCATGGGTCAGTTTTTTATAGAACACCAAAAATACAGGTATATTTAAGCGTTTACCGACTATGTTTGCAAGGGTGGTAGCCTTCCATTTCTGTCCCTTGTCATAACAAGTCTCAAGGACCGCCAAAGGTTCATAACATTTAGGACAACACTCAATAGAATCAATATCAATCATAGCAATACCATCGTATTTTCTATGCCAATCGTTATAGCTGCCATTTGAAAAGGCATAAGTCCAACGTGCCATTATTTTTTTTCTTTCAATAGCTTTATCTCGTATTCTTTAGCTTCAATCTCCATCTCAAGAGCTAAAATTATGTCTGCTTGTTTTTTAATATATTTTTTTGCTCGTTTTAATTCTTGCTTACAATCAGTTTCATCAAAGATACCTTCGTAGGTCATTCTGGTAAATCCACATGGTGATCTTTAATATTATCATATTCTCTTGGTGATAATTCTGGATTTAATTTTTCACAAAAAGCTAAGATTAAACTTCTCATTTCAGAGTGAGTTAGAATATCATAACCTGCCATTTGAAAAACTAAATGATACTCTTCTGGAGTAAAATTAATCTCTTCAAGATCAATTAATTTTTGTCTCATTCGATCAAACTCTTTCATACTAAACCCCACACATTCCTTCACACTCGTTGTTAAACATATCTAGCTGCTTATCTGTTTCCTTTTTATTAAACTCTACTTCATCTAAAGGAATACATTTTCTATGTAAAAATAGGTGGTCGTTTATCTTTCTACTACCTGTTCTAATTTTTTTATCGAACTCAACAGCATCTTCAAACTCACTTGGTCTTTCAGTTTTCATAAAATGCCAGTAAGCATCATTGTGATATGGACATACAATACAAGCTGATTTTTCTGGTAAAGGTATGTCATGCTTTTTAAGATAGTTAATGCAATCTTGTCTTGACATATTAGCTTCAATCAATGGGTGTCTGTTTAAGATATATTTATCTCTAGCAGGTTTCATTCTTTGTGCTTCGTCTGTAGAAATGCCGATCCATTGCTCAACATACTTATCTTTAGGAAAGTGTTTACCTTTAGCTACATTAGATAACTGTCTTATCTTTTGTCTAATCGGTTGTATTTTGTAGTCATTTGTACATTGTCTACGAAGCATACCTTTTTTATTTGTCTCAGCATTTTTTGTAAAGAATGGAGCTGTTGGAAAACGTGTACCATTATCAATAGAACTTATCATGTCATCTTTGATATTACCTTTAGCAACAATATGTATTGGGAAAGGTAAAATCTTTTTTAAAAATTCTAAATATTTATAAACTGCTTTAGGTTCATAACCTGTGTCTGCAAAAATTGCACAATCAACAGGAGGAAAATCTCCTTTAGCTGCCATGATTGCCATTGCTGAACTTTGAACTCCAGCACCTAGACTAATTAATGTTAATGTTTTTTTTCTATCTTTATCAATCATTTTAATACCTCTATTTTTTTAACAACAGATCTTGGATATACTGTAGTGTTGCCAACTGTTAATGTTCCATCATCATCAAAGCTATGCGATGCAAATATGATAAGTCTCTTCTGGTCCTTGTATAACAGATAACCTGTATCTTCACACCAAGAATAGACTTGATCTTTTGCTTTATCTAAACTCATCCACTCAGAGTTAGATACAATATCAACCCAATAAATTTTAACTCTTTTGTATGGAAACTTATTTGCCTTCTTCATAGTCCCACCATGCTTGATATAAATCTTGTAAAGTAACTTTACCTTCAGTTACTTCTAAAATTTTTTTAACCATGTTTGGTTTAGGAAATCTTTTTTCCTTAGACTCTAAGCACCATCGTTGCACATTAGTGGCAGGATTAATTCCTGTTAAGTTTAATCTCCTACCTAATTCGTAATGAGATATTTTTTCTTTTTTTCTATATTCGCTGAGTTTCATATTTCTCCTTTGTTTTTTATCCTTTTAGGTTGTATATATAGCATATAAACAGTTTGACAAGTAAAAATTTATCTGTATAAATATTTAAAAAAAACGAAAGGAAATATGATTTTAAAAGAAACACTAAAAAAACATTTTATTAATTTCAATGGTGGCGAAGGATTAGATCATTGGTCTCCATCTTCAAGCCAAAACTTTACAAGATTAATTTGTAATTATTCTTTACCGCAAAAGTTAAGAAGAACTTTTAAGATAAGATACAAAGCACCCTTTGGAAACCTAGTCAACAACACAGCTCAAAGATTATCATGTGATATTTTATATAAAGGTGAGAGAAAAATTACTTTAGAAAATAAAAACTATGATGAAGTATTTAAACAAGAGTTAGATGAAATAGATAAAGATAGTCCACCAGTAGATGACAAGGATAAACTTGCAAGAGAGATGATGATCAGCTTCGCACATCCAACAATCGATAATATGAAAAAATGTGTTAAAGAAATATTTGGTGATGCAAAATTAGTTGCTGAAAGATATGTGTCAAGCAAAAGCAAAGACATGATCCATGATATTATTGGTCGTATAGATTATGAAAGCAATGATATTATAGGTGAAGCTAAGACTAAACCAGTTAGTATTAAAAAGCGTAGAGGTAAAGATGAATATTACATGGCAACAACACAGCTGCCAAACGATCCAGACCCAATGCACGTTTCTCAAGTTGCGTTCTACTATCATTGCACACAGAAAAAACCTTTTTTGTTTTATGTAAATGAAAATGAGTATACAATATTTGATGATGGACACGATATGTTGAGACCAGATTATTTAAAAGAACAATACCATCTTATGACCCAAAGACTAAAGTCATGGGAAGAGTTAATTGTTTTCTGTGAAGGTAAGCTAGAGAAGTTAGCACACTTTGCAGAACCACCAGAATTAAATCATCCTTTTTATTATAGGGATTTAATAGACGATCAAAAAAAACAAATCAAAAAACTATGGGGGTTAAACGCATGATACAAGAATGTGAGTTTAAAATAGAAAAAAATATACCAATAATTAAAGATGCAAGAAAAGGTAGTAAGCATACAAATCCATTATATATAATTGCACAAAAAATGGAGATTGGAGATAGTATTAGATTTCCTTTACCAGAATTTGTTCATGCAAATTATAATAGTAGAGATAAATATTCTGATGAAGAATGGGATGATATGATTAGTAAAGAAGCTAATTATAATTATTGGAGTAATGCACCAAAATCTTTAAGAAGATATTTATTAGAACTTTATGGTAAAGGTTCTGTTGCTGAAAGAAACTTAAGAAATATACCAGAAGAAAAAACAGATGAGTCTGGTGTTAGAGTATGGAGAATAAAATAAACAAAGGAGAAAAAAAACATGAAACTAAATATATATCAAAAATTACATAAAGCTGCTTGTGAAGCAGGAGGTGTAGCAAAAGGAAAGAAAGTTCCTGGTATGCACTTCAATCCTTTGCAGCATGATGAGGTACAGAAGGTGGCAATGGAGTCATTACTAAACAATGGGTTATATCCTATCTGTACTTATACTAACTATGTTAAAGAAACTTTTATCATGGTTACTTGTTCAATGAGAATACATGACATCGAAGATCCAACAAGTCATGTTGATATTGAAGGATGTTCTGCAATGGGAAACTTAGATAAGTTTGGTACTGGTAATGGTATGTCTTATGCTAAGAAGTATGCTTTCTTAAATGCACTTAATTTAAAAACAGGTTTAGATAATGAAGATGGTTACAAAGCAAAACCTTTTGAAGAACCTAAACCTACCAATAAAATTCCACAACAAAAACCAAGTGGTACAGCTCATGCCAATGTCGATATAAACATTGATATGAATCAAGTAAGAGATGCCATAAAATCTATTAATGATATTTATGCTCTTAGGAAATTTAGAAAAGAAAATCCTGGCTTATTTGATCCTAATAATAATGTTCGTGTGTACAGACAGATCACAGATTTGTATGAAACACATGAAACTAAACTAAACCAACAAGGAGTATAACATGAGTGATAAGATATATATAAAACTTACACACAACCAAGACAAACAAGCAGGAGACAACAGACCAAGTTTTGTTGCACCGATTAATCCAAAATCACCAGAGGGTAAAACTTGGCGAATAGGTGTTAAGATTGGAGAAGAATGGTACAACCAAGCAGGATTTGATGATCTTGACGAACAAGGTAATCCCACAGGCATTATCAATGTAGTCTTGACACCATCAAATACTGGTTCATCCGCTGCAAAGCCGAGAGGACCGCAGCAATCTTTTGCACCTAACAATAACAGGTTTGCAAAAGGTCAAGGATCAGCATATAATAAAACTAACTACAACTACTAATTTAGAATTGTAGTTCAATGGTGTGGCGAGGTTTTTTTGGGTTAATCATATTAGCATCTTTCCCTTTCTTTGCTAAAGCTCCCTTAATTGTTTTTTCCTTGCCACGCCTTTAAACCTTATGAAGATAACAGACATAGACAAAGAGATTAAAAAGAAAATAGTTAGTGATCGTCAAAAAGATTATGGGGATTACCAATACAATTTTACTATACTTGCTGATCTATTTACTTTAATATTAGCAGGTAACTTAAAGAAAAAACTAAGACCATATCAAGTAGGACAAATCATGATGACACTTAAATTGTTTAGAACTACCAAGGGTTATAAGGCAGATAACTACCATGATCTATCTATCTACAATGATATGACCTTTAATCTACACAAAAAAGATATAGACAAAAGAGATAAAAATGACTAAATATATACGAATTAAATCTGGCGAAGCTAGTTTTCAATTAGTTGAAAGATTTGATGAAGTGGAGAAAGCTGCCGATCCCAACGCACAGGGTGAGTATGTAGAATGTAAGATCGAAAATTTAAAGGTAGATTTTACAAAAGTAAAAAAGGAGAAAGATGGAAGAGATAAAATCTCGTCTGCAAAAACTCAAGGATCTTCAAGCGAAAGCACATGAAGAATACTTGGAAGCCAAGAGAAGAGTTGAGCAAAAGCAACAAGATTCTTTTAATTTGATTTGGCAAATTGAGCAGACAAAAGAAGAATTAATGAGAAGATAACACTCATTAATTTACATTGATAAAAAAAACAAAAAAAACTGTAGGGGATTTATGACCATAAATGTAAGCACACATTACAATAAACACATAAAACACTTAGATCAAAATAATTTTATATACAAAGTTAAGAAAGCATTTTACCTTCTTACGAGCCAAGAAGAAAGATTATATGAGGTAGGGTTCTCGGAAGGTTTTTTATATGCTGCTAACGTCTTGCAAAAAGAAAAGATACAAGACAGTAATGTAAAAAAGATTATTGGTTACAAGATTACAAAACCTAAACCATCTGATGTTCAAAGTATTATTAATAAGGTGTGCATACATTTTGAGGTACATAAAGAAACTCTAATGAATAAGAGTAGGACCTCAGATATAGTTAGAGCTAGAAATGTAATCCATAATTTATTGTATGAAAAATATCACATGAACCTAACAGATATAGGTAGGTATTTTGGACAGGATCATACCACAGTTCTACATTCTATTGAAATGAAAAAACAACAGAAAAGATTTTGGTCTCCAGAGCAATCGTTATGGCAGGAATTTGAGAAACTTATTAATTAAGTTCTTGCGTAGTTAGGTCTTTTACCTTTTCTAGTTTTTCTTTCAGCTTTCTTTTTTCTTGATACTGCTGCAGCTCTTTGACTTGCAGACATTGATCTTGCTTTAGATGCTGGAACACATTTAGGATAGTTCTTTCTTTTCTCTCCACCACTACGACCACACTTAGGGAAGCCACCGCCTTTTTTTCTATTAGCGATGTCAACCCAATTCTGTGAAGTCCATTTTCTTAGAGACATTACTTTCTTTTTTTTCTAGTACCTTTAGGTTTTATTCTGCCAGAGCATACACCACTTGCATACATATTAGCATACGCAGATGGATATACTTTAAACTTACGCTTGGCAGCAGCCTTACCTCTAGCACAAACTTTAGCCATTACTTTTTCTTTTTAGCTTTAGATTTTTTAATTTTATTTTGTAAGAATTTTGGTAAAGTTTTTTGTTTAGCTGTTAGCTTACTTTTACCTTTTGATTTACCATACATAGTTATTCTCCTTTTGTTGTTTCATTTTTACCACACAGTATTTGTCAAAGCAACTACCATCTTTACCATCATGGCAAAAGTATTGTTTCTTGTGGGTAACTATCCAACCACCTGCATCACTTACGAGCATCTTCTTGCACCACACACAGTAGCCACAGATTAAAGATTGTTGTGTAGGTTTCTTCCAACCTTTTTTCTTCATTTCTTTTTCTTTTTTCTTTTACTAAAGTTAGTAAAGTCAAATGTTAAAGCGTCATCAATTTTTCTTGCTATACCATCAATCCAACCAAAGAATTTGTATACAATTTTATCTAGCATTTCCATCTTCTTCTTGCCTGTCTTATTCTAGAGTTAGGATCGTTTCTAGTTTTAGCTGATGATCTTTTAAGTTGACCCAATGATCTTGCACAATATGACTTACGTCTTTTAGCAGCTTTAGATCCTGCTTTTACTTTACCTGTTACTGCTGTCTTTAACTTAGAACCTGGATTAGCTCTTCGATATGCTCGAACACCTTTAGCGGTCATACCAGCTCCAGACTTTGTGGGTCTGTAGTTTGCGTTCTTACCTTTAGTAGTTTTTCTGATAGCCATTATTCTAGTATAAGTTTTTTAATAGATTTTGCACCTAAATAAATTTCTGTTTCTGCTTTACTTTTAATACATTGGTACTCTACATTGTTTCCTGTATTTGTTCGCATTGCAATTCTTTTACCTTTTAAACAATTACTCATAGA